TTATTTAATGTTCGTTTGGTAGATTCTTGATTATTAAATGGCAATAACTGACCGTTATCAGGTATTTTAAATTTAATAGATTCTTGAATATCTTTAATAATAGATGGCAATCTATTAGCAATCACACTACCGTCTACAATGGTTTTATTCAGCCCATATTTTTTCAATTGTTTTAGAGTTGTGCTAAATTCATCAAAAGCATCGGTTGCGTAGCTATAGTATTTACTCATTTCCGCCCCTTGCTGCTTCTAGCATTGCTTTGTAAACATTGTGAGCTGTCACCTTGCCACTGATAACGCAGTTGTCCGCAGCAATTAACATTGCATCCGTCGGCTCTTTCGGCACAAGCACAAAATCACCGCTTTCTATCTTTCTGCAATATTCTACAAATTCAATGCGGCTTTCATGCACAGCTTTTAACTGCGCTTTTAAGTCGTCGATTTCTGACTGTTTAGATTCTGCGCATTTATCAGTCATTAGTTGGCTCCTGTTAATTCTTCAATTTTTTCAGCAATGGCGTTTGCATCAACAACAGGTAAGACACCCTCACCATCGTCAGCAGAGAATGAATTTACAGCCACCCATGATTGCAACTCATTACCAATACTGATTACTTCCGGCACCGCTTTGGCTTCCTTAATCTCTAAATGAAACATGCCAATACATGCGCACCACGTAGACCATTGACTATTGATGCTTTCCGGTCCGTCACCAAAATAAACCATTTTTTCAGCATCAAAATTGAATAGCTTTGCAGTCGGGTGCATGGCTTCAAAATCACTACGTCTTAAATTAATTTCCTGAATATCCATCACGCCACCATCTGATAACTAAGATTTTTTAATTTCGTAACGCCGCGCATGTGCAATTGATCGATGTAGCTTTTGTCACGATTCAACCAAGCCCTACAAAACGATAAAAACCGCTTTTGACACACATCATTCATTGCAAAGCCCATATCTGTTTCAACCATTGAGATTTTCGCCACATCATCACCACGTTTCATCACCACGTAGCCTTTTTTATACGAAGGATAAGAGCCACTTTCATGCATCCACAGCGTGAATGGGAGCATCACTTGAACAGGAATGTGAGTTACCATGTCATCACCACTAACGCCGCAAAAAAGCAGAGGATGGTTAAGCCAAGTTTGAGTTCGCTCATGCTGTTACCTTTAGCTTTCCAATAGCCTCATCAATCGACTTATTGAACTTACGGACATCACTTTCAAGCCCCGAAATATTCAAATCTTTAGCAAAAACGCGGATAATAATGAGCTGCAACTCATGTTCTAAACGTGGGTCATAACTCACAAAATCACACCATTCACGGCGAGTACAAGCTAACTGGCAAGTGATTTGCGGCAAATGCTCATCGGGCACAACGCCTGTCAGCAACGTATTTAAGTGCGTAGTAGTATTCGGGCACTTCACTTCAATTTGACCATCTTCACCAACTAAACCGTCAGGAGATGCTGCAAACATTTCAATAAAAGGATGGTCAATAACACCATTTCCCAAAACAAAATTACCTGTTTTGTTTTCATAAGCAGCAATGGCATACGGCTCTTGGTCGGTACCCCATTGCATAGCCGCAGTTGGCTTAATTTCTTCTTGCACACCTGTCACACGCTCAGCAAGAATAGTTAAACCAAGCGCATTCAATGCTTTGCCTTTTGTTGGCTTTGCGTTTAAGTCCTTTACACGGCTTGCGGTGACTTTGCCGCAGCGTTCTGAATGCCAATCTTCACTACGCTGGAGAATGTTCATGTGTTCTCTCCGCTAAGTTTTTATCTGCAATTTGAGCAATCTGTTTAAAGTTTGGTGAATGAGTTGCCCAAAACAGCTTATGAACAGCATTTTTGCTATCAAGTGTGGCGTGCATATCTCGCAACTGTTCAGCGCCGTATTGAGATGCGCTGTTAAATTTTGGCAAGTTTTCCGCTTCAAATTCGGCATAACTGTTTGGAATTGATTGCTGCTTAGCTTCGTCATGTTCGATAGACTCAGCACCACCAACGGTAATGGTTTTCCCCTGCATTTCTTCTACAGTGTATTCGTTGCCAATTTCTTCAGGGAATGCTTTACGCAATGCACCCGCTTCGGCGCATTTAGACAATTGACCGCGTTTTCTTTTTGTCCACATCGCATTTAAATCACCGTCTTTTGTGGTTGCGCACGCTTCTTCAAAATATTCAGTATGTGAAAATCCAACCTTTTCACCGTGAATAATTCTGTAAACTGTGGCGGTGCAAAATTCAGGTACGATGTGATTTAACTTGCCGAAACGCATTTCAATCATTTCACCGAAAATAGGCGCATCTTGACCCGCATAACTTCCTGTTCTACTTGCTGTAATGCGTTGTTCTGTGATTGACGGCATAATCACATCACGCCAATCATATTTACCTGTCTTTGAATCTTTGACGTTCATCGGCACGATGTGACAAGGCTTTTTCATCACATCTAGCTTTCTTGCATTGCAATACTGAACTGCCATTAAAATTGATTCAGGCTTTGCACCAACGAAAATTGAAGATTCTAATGCGCTCCACATTGCGGCATTAATGCCATACTCATTTAATGAGATTCCGAACTGTTGTTCGACTTTAGCTATTGCGTTCATTGTTGCCACCTCAGTATTTGATAGAAACGTTTGGAATTTGATTGCGTGCAATCGCAGTAATAACTGCTTTCGCTTGACCTTCATCAAGTCCAATTGCGCAAAGCTTGTTTAGGATTTCTTGATTGATAGAGCGCATATGTTCAACATTAGCCAAACGCGCTTCTTCTGCTTTACGATCAACTTCTTCTTTAGCTGCTTGCTCACGTTCAATACGCAAACGTTCTTGCTCAACTGCATTTTTGCGATCAATTTCAGCTTGTTTTTCACGCTCAATTGCTTGCTGCTTCAATTGTTCTTCACGCAGCAAGGCTGCTTCTTTTTCAGCTTTTAATCGTGCTTCACGTTCGTCTGCTTCACGTTTTTGACGTTCTGCTAATTCAGCTTGTTCTTTTTGCTCACGCTCAAAACGTTGCTTTTCTGCCAATGCTTTTGCTTCTGCTTCAATACGTGCCTTATCAGCAGCTTCTTTAGCGATACGCTCATCACGTTCACGTTGTTCACGCTCTAATTGTTCTTTGCGTAGATGCTCCAATTCAGCCTGTTCAGCTTCATATTTTTCACGAGTAGCCAGGGCAGTGCGTAACTTTTCAAGAGTCTCAAATTTTGCAATTTTTGCTTCTTGTTCAAATTCTTCTAGCGATGAATCAATATTTGTATTCTCGACAATCGAAGCCACTTCTCTAATGTCACTTGATGTAGCTTCACTAGAAATTGCTGCATAGCTTTTTATTGACTCAATAACAGCTTGATGCTTCGCCACACGATCTTCTTCCGCTTGTTCGTAAGCATCACGCGGCGCCAAAATTTCATCACGCAAAGAATCCATTTTTTTACAGAATTGAATGCGGTCATCATCAATCAATTTGATTCGAGCTTTTTCTTCGGCAACCAAGTCTTTGGCATACTTTTCAGTAAGGGTTTTAGACTTACTTACTTTCATCGCAACAGAGCCAATTTCTTCACGACCTTTACGAGTGGTCACATCTGGAACGAAAGAGCGAGCTTGCTCTGCGATACGATCAAACAATGCATCTGTGCCGCCTTGAGTTTGAAACGCCTGCACAATGACGTTTTGTTCTAATACTTGTAATTCCATCTTTATTCTCCTAAGCCGCTTCTTCTGAGATGTAGCTTTTGATTTTATTGAGACGCAGCACAACATCGTTTTGATAAGCAATGCGAGTTCTATCGCTGAACTCACCAGAGAGACTTAACTCGTAAGACTCAGAGCCACGACCAAGATAAGTAATGTGAATCCAATTACTTTTAATGACTGAAACCGTGTCACTTGGATCGGATAGGGCAACTAGGTCATCCGCCAGTGCGGCAACTTGAGACTCAAGACACGCTACTTCGATAGAGAACAATTCAGGTTTAGACATCATGTTCATCGCATAGCCTCCTGGTGCGCCTTAGCACGCTCAATTTGCGCAGCCTGTTCTGCTTCGCACGCTTTCAAGCTAATGCCCATAAAAGCAAGAATAAAAACAACTAAGCAGATTGATGTAGCTACATCCGCAATCGTTTTTTTAGCAACATTGGTTATGCGCTTTCCGTTTTGCCGCTGTACAAGCGTGTCAATCAACTTGTTTTGTTCTGCGTTATGTTCCATAATGACCTCGTTGTGTTGAAGCCCAGTGTCTGTCGAAAGTTGCTGGGCTTTTTTGTGTTTGATGCAAACATCATATTACAAGTATTTCTTGTAATCAAGATATGATTTAAAGTTTTTCTTGTTTATTTTGATAAAAAAAAGCCTGCGTTAGATTGCAGGCTTTAAAAGTTTTACTTGTGTTTATTCGGGTCGAACAGAACCAACTACCACGCCAAGAATATAACAAGTTTCATCAAGTGGCATGTTGCGATCTTTCTACCTATCAACAAAGCATTCATAGCACACCTGAACACAAGAATATCTTGTAAAGATAGCAAGCAATATGAAAAAAGTCATTGCAAGAATAGCTTGTAATGGTTAAAGTATTACTTGTAATTTTGGAGGTGTAATGGCTAATTCAATCATCATTAAAGCTGCAATCGACATCATGGGTGGCTATTCAGCAACAGCTAAAAAGATAAGTGCTGGAGGTAAGGCGCTGACGTACCAGGCTGTGCAAAGTTGGGTAAAACAGGAAAACATTCCTGCTCGTTATGTGCTGGATGTTTCAAGAGAAACAGGCATTTCACCAGAAGCCTTAAATCCAGAAGTTTTTAAAAAAGAAAAAGCCTGATTTCGTGGATCAGGCTTCGTGTTCAATCAGGAGCTAACCAATATGAACATACCAATTTTACCACAAACAATCCAAGTTGCCGATAAGCAAACTTCGCTTATCCAGTATAAATCCGTGCCAGTGATGACCACTGAGCAAATGGCAGGTTTTTATGGAACTGATCCAGTAAACATTCGCAAAAACTACACTCGAAATGCCGAGCGGTTTATTGATGGTAAGCATTTTTTCAAAATATCTGGTCAAGAGTTAAAGGATTTTGCGAGTGACTTTGAGGTACTCACAAATTCCAACATGGAAATATCAAGCAAAGCTCGCTCCCTAACATTATGGACCGAAAAGGGTGCAGCGCGTCATGCCAAGATTCTTGATACAGATCAAGCTTGGGATGTTTATGAGCAACTTGAAGAAGTTTATTTTGCGGTAAAAGAAAAATCACACTTTCCTGCATTACCAAACTTCGCCGATCCTGCCGAAGCTGCAATTGCATGGGCGAATGAGTACAAGGCAAAACAGCAAGCATTGGCTGATGCTGAATACTTCAAAGCCACAAAAGCCGAAATCGGTAATCGCCGCGAAGCAACTGCAATGGGTCGCTTATCTGCAAAAACAAAAGAAGTTGAGAAGCTAAAAGCACGTCTTGATAGCTCTACAGACTTTGCAACCATTAAAAAGGTTCAAGCTCTTACTGGTGGCACGTATGACACATACGAACTTCGCCGCTACAGCAAAACAAACCGCCTAGA